GTTTTTCATTTAACCAGATCTGAGGAACAGTTCTCCACTCAGTATTCCATAGATAGTCTGCCTTACTCCGATCAATCTCATCAACCTCCCACCCCTGGGATTTGAGAAGAGACTTAGCCATTACGCAGTATGGACAGGTTTCTTTAGTGATAATCTTTGCAACCTTCTTAGCTTTTTTATTCTTCAAAGGAGAAGAACTTTTCAGGTAATAAAGAGACTTCAATCCTGCTTTCCATGCCGAGAGGTGGAGCATTGATAGATATTCTGCAGAAGCCTCAGGATCTACAAATAGATTAATTGATTGCCCTTGGCTAACAAATGGTTGGCGATCTTTAGCCTGTCGAATTAGTTCAAATTGATCAACCTCACGTGCTGTTTTGAATACTTCACAGACTTCCTTCGGTAGAAACTCTAGATGCTGAACAGATCCACGATTTTCAAGAATGGATTTCCAAACTTCTGGGGTATTTTGATTTAGACGTTCCAGATGGGCCTCAAGAAACTTATTCTTACGAGCAAATACTCCTTTACTTTGATCCGCTGAGTAATAGTTAGAGTCGATAGGTTCTACTCCTTGGCTAATTGCTCCACTGATCACGGAGTTAGATTTGGTAGGGGCAATTGCAGTGAGATGGGTATGACGCATTCCGGTACCTTCGCACCATTCTGGCTCTCCGAACTTAACTGCTAGGTCCATTGAAGCCTTTTTAGCTTTTTCTTCAATAAACTTATGCATCTCAATATTCAACTTACGGGCTTCTTCGGATTTAAATGGTAGATCTTTTGATTGGTAATAGGCATGAAGGCCCATAGTACCCAGCCCGAGAGCCCGAGATTTACGAGCAAAACGTACTGCTCGGCCCATTGAGTTCATTCGATCCGCTTTGTGAATAAACTCCTCTACTACTGCATCAAGAAGATAAATAGCCAGTTCGGGGGCAGATTTACCTGTATTGGGCCCTCTCCAGTCCTTCCATTCATCATACTTGAGTAGGTTCATCGAACTAAGAACACAAACAAAGGTATGATTTTCGTCAGTATGGAGGAAGATTTCTGTGCAAAGATTACTCAAAGAAACTTCAAGTCCCCTCTGCTTATAACAAGCAGGATTTTGCCTATTAGCATTATCAATAAAGATCAAGTAAGGGGACCCACTGCGAAGGCGACATTTGATTACCTCTTCAAACAACTCTACTTTCTCTTTGTCACCATTGAGCAGGCCTTGAACCCACTCATCGGAAACTGTAAGGCCTATGTTGCTGTCGATAAATGTACGGGGATCACCCTGGGTATGGTCTTTAGCACGGAGCAATTCTGGTACGTCAGGATGATCAATAGGAAGATAAAGAGCGAAACTACCACGTCTCACACCACCTTGGTTTACGACAGACGCGCACTGATCATATTGTCTCATCCAAGGAACAGCCCCAGTACTCTTACCACCAGAACTGATAGGAGCCCCAGCCGGACGGATATCACCAAAGTATGTACCTACGCCCCCTCCATGCTGAGACAAAGCTGCATTTTCTTTTAGATGAGAGTAGATCGATGGTACGTTATCTGAGATGTGATTGGAGTAACAACTAACCGGAAGACCACGATTAGTGCCAAAGTTGCTAGCTACTGGAGTAGCAAGACCTAAATAGCCTCTCCAGAGAATCTCAAAAATATCTCCTTCGATTTCTGGATAAGAAAGATATTTGGCAACAGCTTTTGCTACTCTGTTATACATTCCTCTTGGAGTTTCTCCTTGAAACAAATATCCTCGGGACAAAGTATCGATTGCTTCTTGGGACATCCAAGCTGGGATCTGGGGTTCTGACATAGTAGGGTGATGTGGAATTTTATTATAGGATAATTTTTGACAAAAAACCCCTACCAGATACATTTAGTTATCTAGTGGGGATAATATTGAGTGATGAACTATCGAGTATTGTCGATTAATCCGTCATCGTGTGCCTGCTGAACATTTTCTGATTTAGTTCCCCATTTTAGATTAGAGATGGCATTATTAGTTCCATCATTATCTTTATGAAGGATGACAATATTTTCGCCCTTTGGCTTAGGAGGACCAAATAACTCCATAACAATCTGGTGGAGCATAGGTTCTTCTCTTTTACCGTCCCAAGTTAGATTTATACGTTGATGCTTACGATCATCGTCTCTTGGTTTTCTGAGTTCGGTACTTCCCTTTCTTCTTACTCGGCCTTTGTTACTGACCTCATAAGGAGAATTTCTCCACTGTTTCCAGATTTCTTTGGGTGAGGAATCGGAATAATTTCGTCCTCCTCGGTCCCTTCCCTTAATCCTCCAGCCATTGGGTACTTGCATATTAAATCGTCCAGGCGTCGATTATTCGTTTTGATTCTTTGAGATGGTTAATATGAGCTTCTCTGAGGTATCTTTCTGACCTAGGATCGGTAATTAAGTACCGAGTCCCAAAGTCTGCTTGCATGAGATTTTGATTTGTATCAGGATTAGGTTTAATAGCCATAATTGTCCCTCAAACTAGGCAAGTCTCCAGATCAAGTGATTTAAAGCAGACTTTTGAAAAATCTTGGGTAGGTTTGGAGATGTAGTTCCCTCCAGATTTACTCATTGCAAAAAAGTCAGTATCACTTGCGCCAATGACCATGGGGTCGAACCAATCAGCGATTGACTTTGCACCTTTTTCTTCTACCTCTGAAAGGAGATAGATAGGCTTAAGGCCAAGTTTAGAAAGTCGCTCATTAGCTCGTCTCTTAATATATCCTTTCAACTCATTAGGATCGATAGAGTTGATTTGAGTGTTAGATCCGAAAATATTGTCAATAAAGGAAAATTCTTTATCTACAACTAGACTAACACCCTCGTAGATTTCTTTTTCTTCTTGGGTAGTTAGTCCAGTTTCTTTTACAAGTTCTTTGAACAATTCACATCCTGCATCAGAATGATTCTGTTCATCAAGGGCGGACCATGAGATTAGTTGCTTGAGTCCGTAATATCTTCCATCTTTGCTAAAGCTGAGAAGTACTGCGAAGGAACTAAACAGGCTGACACCTTCTCCTGCTCCTGAGAACACTGCAAGAGATACTTTATCTGAGTAGGAGTTAAAGAATGTTTCGATTTTTGAGCACGCGACTGGGTCATTGATAAACTCCTCGTATTCATTAAGGCCTAGCACATCGTTAAGATATGAATAGGCAAAGGCATGGATAGTCTCAAAAAACGAGAAGGCCCTGGCCATGGCCTGAATCTCTGGTTTGGGAAAAATCCTACAGACTTTATCGGCCCAATAGCAACCAATACCCAACTCTGCACTTACAAACCCTTTGAGAATACCCGCAATTACTGCGCGTTCTTCAGGAGTAGAATTGAATTGCCAGTCACGTAGATCTGACTCCATTTTTACTTCTTCTTCGGTCCAGACCGAACTACGAGTTTTCTTATAAAAATCTACAAATTGAGGATAATCGAAACCATGATTCTTTTTGAAAATCATGGGGTTATGCTCTAGAATACTTGTCATGAATTAAAAATAACCAATACTATTTTATCACACTAGACTCCAACTTGGTGGGTCTGTAATCAAATTTCACTTTCTGGATACACGTAGTGCATCTGGTCAGAGATAGATGCCGGAAGAGTTACATTTAATACTCTATACGTATCCTCAAGTGCTTGTTTTCTTGTGTTTCTATGCGGGCTCTTATATGTCTCTTTATTACCACGGAGTTTAGGTATTACTGAGTAGAAATACTCTTCATCAGGATGGGTAACTAAATAGTAGTGGTAACCCCTCTGCCTACCATCCTCAACAACTACTTCCTTATCCTCTAGATGGAGTTGACCAACATCGTATGGCTGGGAACCTTCTGGCTCTTCTTGGTTCGCCTCTTCTCCGCCATAAGAGCAATGAGTAGATGAGCCACGCTCAGTTTTTGCGGCTCCAAACTTACCATCTGGATCTACATATTGAGAATGATATTCATCCTCTCCGGTTTGAGGACCTGGTTCTGCTCCATAGATCTTGGGCGCGCCCTCTTTGTATTCTAGAACGGACCATCCAGCTGGTACGTTAAGACTATTATCCATGACAAAAAATAATTCTAAATATCCCTTAAACAAAAAACCCCCCAAGGAAACCCTTGGAGGGAATTTTACCCAAGGAGAAATCGATCAGAAATTCAGATCGACGCAGTTCTCAGTGATCTCTTGTTGGGCAAGGAGAAGAGTAGAACGAATGCGGATCTTACCACTATCGAGTTCTTCTTTGCTACGCAGAGTCAGGATAGCCGGACGTTCGGCATTGATCTGAGGCTTAGTAGAGAGGATAGGACGAATGGAGCTATGTGCCCAAGCCCCAGCAATTTTGCCTTCTTCGGGGTAGTTATTAATCATGATCCGATAGCTAAGACCATAGGAAGTCTTGCAAGGATAGTAATTGATAACTTCATAGGGGACATTGATGTCCAGAGCACGGAAGTCAACTTCGGTGTCAGCCTCAATACGTGCACCACCGCCAGTACCCTTGGGAGTTACTTTTTGGATGAGCGGGATTACATCTTGGGGATTTTTCTTGAGCAGGCTATTCAGCACTTTAGGCTCAACAGGATTTTCCCAATCAGCAAATCGAACAGCAACAGGGAGGACCAGTTGGCCATTCTCATAATCAACGCTCAGGAACAACGCGGCATCTTCACCACGCCCTGAGAAATTATACGAGCCAAACTCAGCTTCGATCTCAGTGCCATCAACCTTGGTAACCCCACCCTTGACAAGGTTAACAGGGATATAACGAGGGCCCCATTGGATATAAGGTTGGCCTTCTTGAAGGTCTTCGATACCTTCAGCACCAATCTTCAGAACAGGGCCGAAAAGCCGGAAATAGATTCCATCACGAGCTTTGATAAGAAAAGTATTTTCTTCGAGAGGGAGTTCTTCTCCGGTCAGAAACTGAAAGACAGTATCGAGTTCGGAACGCAGGGTCTTGGGAAGATTAGCATTAGGAAGAGCCGTGTATTCAGAGTTATACTCACGGCCACTAAGGGAAGCAAGGCTAGAAGCGGAGGTGCTTACGTCAATAGTGGTGATTTGAAAAGTTGCAGTCATTTTGATTCTCTTAAATAGGTTCTCTTGTAAGTCGCTTTTAAGCGGTCTCACTAGGAAATTATACCATAGGTTTGGACGGACCAAGACCTATATTATAAATCTTAAACTGACTCCGGAGGTAATGAAGCCAAATATGCCTGGGCTTTAAGACGAATAGAATACAGTTGAGTTGATAACGGATTAAGTGAACATAGAGGAGGTATATAAAGCACCAGTACGTTTTTTATCCAGATTTGTCTTTCAAAGGGGCATTTTGAAGGAATAGCACTGATCCATTTTTTAGCAAGTTCTGGAGTCCATCTTTTTGGCTCAAGAAATGGTAAATAGCATCGAGGTAATAAATCAATGAGCTTGCCCCACCATAATGGTGGTCTCGCTTTTTTTATTATTGATCTGGTGGAATAGGCCATTGAATATCTGTTGGGAATCCCTCTTGCTCTGGTAGATCTCTTAAAGCTTGGCGATATGGCGCCCATAAATCTTTAATATTTTGTGGGACATCAGGTAATTGAGACCAATCTGACTGAGATAAAAGTCTATTTCTTATAATCTTTGCTTCAAGAGCTAGTTGCTCTTCAGAAGGAGGAATAAAAGGGGCTATATTACCCTCTTCAAGAATTTTTTCATATATTACTCTACCATGCTCCTCTACATCCCTCGGTGAGGCCGTAAATGGAATCCACCCATAAATTGGATGTTCAATTTCGCAATCAATTGTTCCAAATCGATTAAAAATGGGATTTCTATAGTTCATGTTAGTTTATTAAAAATTAAGCAATTCTATGCCATACAGTTACGGCACCTTCATTAGGATCACCACCCTGGAGATACCCTTTGCATACCCACGTGCCGCCTGTTTCAGGCTCAGCTCCCGTGGCCGCATTGGCACTACTATATCTTAGTTCAGATGCTGCTACTTGCGTATTTTGTGGTGTGAGTTGTGGATTTACTCGTATAAATAGTCCGTATGATCCAACTTGTTCAAGAACATGGACTAGTCTACGCTGCACATGAGCGGAAACTGCCTTTTCTGTAACAAGTGCAGTTGCTGATGCGTTATCTGGGTTGACTGCGATGAGGTCTGCTCCAGTACCAGTTACGACTGCACTGGCAAATGAAATTTTATCGATAGTAACAGAATTATTTTCTAATTGATGAGTATGGCTAGTAGCAGTTGCATTATTACCAGAATTACTAGTAATAGAACCTGGTACACCTAGAGATACTGTTATGTTTGTACTCGTGCCAGTCGCAGTTAATCCGTTACCT